CCGGTCCCGCAGAGTCATTCTATGACTCTTTCCCTCAAACACTACAGGAGTATCACAATGTCCAGAACCAGAACCCAGACTAATTATGCTGGGAACGGGACGAAGTACAACCTTCAAGATGTACTTCTCGCTACAGTTCAGAACCTAGGGTCGCAAGACTCTATTACTGATCTTGTAGCAGCTGGAGACGGTCATGACCTCGACATCACTCACCGAACCGTTCGCGGTATGGTGATTGAAGAAGTGGCAACGACTGGCTCCATCTCCGGTAGGAAATGGAAAAATTGGATGCCTGATAGGATCAGAAATCCATCTGATTCCCTATATGGGCACCTCATTGTGACTGATAAGCCTACAGATGCAATACTAGCAGCGGACCTCTTAGCGAGGACCAACCCTAGCAGGCCGGTCGTTGACCTTCCTGTTGCAATCTATGAGCTGAGAGAGATCCCGGACCTCCTTAAGAAAGAGGGGGATAAATTGTTTTCAGTACGTGGTTTGGCCACCGGTAATTTGGTGAACCAATTCGCACTGAAACCTCTCATCAGCGACCTGACGAATCTTCTTAACTTCAGCGATGAAGTCGAGAAGAGACAACGTGAGCTTGAAAGGCTACACGCAGGTGGGCTTAAACGTAAACGGGAACTCTGGTCCGGCTCAAATTCTGCTGGACCCATTGACATCATTGCGCAATCAGGTGATAAATTAACAATTCACATGATTAACCACAAGGTGACTCAATGTAAGATATCCGGTTTTGTCAAGTGGTTTCCACAAGACCCCGGATTCATGAAGAGTTCTGAATTGAGAGCTCAGGCCAGAAGGGCAGTACTCGGGCTGACGATTGACAAATCGACTGCTTGGAATGCTATCCCCTGGTCTTGGCTGGTAGACTGGTGTAGCAATGTAGGAGACATCCTAATTGCTAATCGCAACATTGTTGGTGCGACTCATGGTCAAGTTCAGATCATGACCCAGACTACGACGACCTGCGATTCGACGTTAACCGGTATATCCGGGGCGAAATACAGCCCTGGTGGATACACGGAGACGACGAAAAGAAGGCGTTCAATCGTTCACGTACCTGTAGACGTCCAGCTGCCTGTATTAAGTTTCAGCCAGTTATCGATTCTTGGTAGCATCGGGGTGACTCGGCGTGTGCCGAGGTCACTCTAACGGCAGCTAATCATGGCTGTCGTAAATCCTGCTACTAAGGAGCAATACCATGTTCACTGATACTATTACGATTACGATCAATGCGATCGCGAAGGTTCTGAACCGTGTTAACCAAGATGGTTATGGTTCGGAATATTTCCTCCGTGAAACGACTGGTTCGTTTCGTTTGAAGCTGCGCAATTCCAGCTACACTGACAAGACTCGTGGTGGTCTTAAAGTTGACCGTCACAACATCGAGTTGGTGGAAACTGTTTTTGCAGTGGCTCCAGCTACTCAGAACACCATTCGTAAGTACTACTCTGTACTTGAGAATGACCAGACAGATACCGTCGTGGCATCTGCCAAGTTCGCAGCCGGCGTGACTGGTTTCCAGACGGAAGCCAATTTCACCAAGTTGCTGAACTGGGAGTCGTAAGACTCGTTCTGATTGGCATAGTGCAGTGGCTAGGATTATTCACATTCTGAAAGGAGTTGAATATGAAAAGCCAAGCAAATGGTTTGCTCAAGGTTGCAGAGGGTGTCCTTAAGGACTATCTCCTCGCGTACCCTGACGATAAAACGGACGTTGCTCGAGACAAAGAGCGACTCACCCGTTTAACCAAAGAGAGAGGTAAGGGACTATACACCCTAGACCTCCCGGCTCTCGATAGCGCTTTAACAAAAGCACTTGAAAGCGGCCGTCTTATTGTAGAGTGTGCTCTAAGTAAAAGAGCCTCTGCTACAATCCTAGTGCCCAGAATGTTCCGGGGACTATGGTTACGGATCTTTGATCGTTATGGCAACCTAATGGAGGGTGCCGACCCTATAGCTCTTGCATTCTTGAGACAGTTACTACGTCTCGGCAAGAATATAGAAGTGGTATGTACCCCTGCACGTACCAACCAGGTACTTAAGGAGTACTACCATGTCGAACAGAACGCCCGTGCTCCAACACTCAGTTGGGGTTATGACGATCTGGGTTCTAATGACAGTATCAGTTTTGTTGATCTGTTCGATCACGCTACTGATTCTGGCGGGAGCGAGCAATTTGAGCTTTGGGAAGTTCCCAGAGATCAACGGCTCACAACCCGTGTTAGAACCATCCTCGAGAGATGTCAACGAAACTTCGACATCTTCTCCCAAGCCATCGGAAAGTTCGGAGTTGAGGACTTCACGTCCTCGGTCCGAGCCCATTCTTTTGGCATAGGCTTTAGGCATGGGCCTGGAGCTGTATCGGACCTAACTAGCAAGGAGTATAAGTATGACTTCCCTACATGGTCCGAGAAGCTCGGAGCGTCGTTCCCATACCTCGAATACGGGACTATCAAGGACAATACCAATGATAAGACTGGAGGCGCAAGCCCTCAGAATCATCAGTGGTCCCTTGAAGTTCCAGAGCCTTTGGGCTCTTTCGAGGGCGGAGCGACGAGTAGTGCTAGGGTGGTATGCCTTGTACCGGAACTACTGGTACGACGGGCAACGCTGGCTCAGGATGGAGTCCCAAGGGACTATCAACCTGAACATGGCGGAGCGGAGTCTGATCCGATGGATCGAACCTCGTCTCACCCCACCACACCTAGCATACATGAGCCACCTTCTAGACTCCTTGCTGTTCCAAAAACAGCTAAGGGGCCTCGTCTGATCGCGTCTGAACCTACTGCACACCAATGGTGTCAGCAATTGGTAAAGCGCTTTCTGGAGGAACGGCTAATTGGTCTGTTCGATACAAATTTCATATCGTTCACAAACCAAGGCCTTTCTCAGGAGCTCGTCTCCAAGGCATCACTTGATCGATCTCTCGCTACTGTGGACTTGTCCTCAGCTAGCGATCGATTGACGTGTTGGGTAGTAGAGAGGGCCTTCAGAAGCAATCCTTCGCTTCTTCGTGCCTTCCACGCCACCCGCACACGCTGGACTGTGGATCGTGTAAATAAAAGCGATCCACCGAACTACTTCGTTACGAAGAAGTTCGTCAGTCAAGGTACAGCTGTGACTTTTCCGGTGCAGTCGATCATCTTCTTGATTATTGCTCTTACCGCTTGCGGTTTTGAAGCAAGACATCCTGAAGACTTCTTCTGCAACAAGAGAATTTACAACTCTCTTGCCCGGTTTAGACACAAGGTCCGCTTTTATGGGGATGATATAATTATCCCCAAACAAGGGTACGAATCACTATGTTTGTTGTAAGACCTGTTAGGCCTCAAAGTAAACCAAGACAAAAGTTTTGTCAAGGGGCACTTCAGAGAATCCTGCGGGACTGATTGCTTTAAAGGGGTCAACGTGACTCCGATATCGCCAACTCACATAGTAGCAACCGGACCGCAATCGAGACAATCGCTTATAGACCTTTCTAACAACCTCTTTAAACAAGGTTATTGGAATGCGTCTGCGGCTGTCGACTCGATGCTACCGGGCTGGGTTCGTGAGAACCTGCCGGTAGTTGGACTCGATTGTGGTGGAGCTGGTAGGAC